ATAGCATCAGCAAATACTGGTTCTCCTTCTGATTGCATTTGTTTTTCTGTTGATGTTGTCATATGCTCTATCCCGTCTTTTATCTTTTGTGTAACTTTATTTATCATATCATTCCTCATTTTTGAATTTGCAAGCACAGACATATTAAATTTAGTGTCTGCTTTAATTTCTAGATCATCTATCTCAAAATCTTTTGTCTTCACTCCCTTTATTTCTATTTTTTGATTGATAATATTGCTACTACTGACTGTAGTACATTGCTTTTGTATTAACTCTGTATGCATTTTGTTTAATGCTGTTAAACTCTTCTTTACAGTATTCTTGAACGTCTGAGTGTTTGTTATATCTTTATTTTTGGATATAGTAGACTGACCTTTACCCATTCTTATATGATTAATGTCTTTATTTTATATATCAAGAATAATATAACGTAAAAAACACCTATATTATACAAAGTGTATATCATAGGTGTAGTACATATAACGCAAAATAAGCCCCTTTAGAGTATTGATAAAACACTCTTTAGGGGCTTATATTACATTGACTATTAGCTTATTCAAAAGTAATCGAATGTCCAGTGAACATTCCAGGATTTCCATAAATAGCTTTATTAGTTCTCAATATATTAAGATCGCTTGTAGCATTAGCAAACTGTGTTACTCTTATCAATGAGTCGTTAGGTCTGGTTTCTCCCATACAGCATTGCAATACATTATATTGCCATGTGTTAGATGGACCTTTAAGTGGGATATTCTCATGTGAATCCAATATAACATCTGTTACAAAATCGAAGATAGTATCATGATGCTTTACAACATTTTTCCAGTCTACTACTAATACTCGTTTACCGGTTTCCATGAATTTCTCTTTATTGAATGGCATCTTTGATGATACTTTGTACAACAGATTATCACTGATGTATTTCTTTGCGTTTTTGTGTGTATGGCTATCTGTTGCTATTAACCAATACCTATCAGTAATCGATGGTTCCATATCCTCTGTAAACTGTATAATAGACTGTAATTGTCCATAGGTACATTTCACACGTGTTAATAAACGTTGCTTGATTCTATATGATTTATCTGATTCTAAACGGATACAATATTTCTCAAAGTTAGGTGCTGTTTTATTTAAGTTGAACGAAAACATTTCGTTATCTGTATGCCATAATTTATTACTACCTGCTTGAGCCAATGGAAAATTTTTAAGTCCTGACGCTGAACAGCTGATTGCATTAAGATAATTAGTCTTTGCTCTTACCCATACGAATCTAGCTTCAGGTGCGACATAATTCCACCATTTTGTATCGTCTTTTTTACCCCATATAACACGTTTTATAACATGTCTGATATCAGCTTCATAACCAGCCAAACCTGAGTTGTGTTTCATATGATCTCCCCATAAACTTTGTGTCATTACAACAATGTCGTATTTCTTTGCTTTCCTCCAGTTATCGACTGTTGCTTTTCTAAACTGTACATTGTTGCTGACCCACAATACTTTTAAGTAATTATCCTTCTTTTTCCTGGTTGAGAATGTCTCCTTTACCATCTGTTTGATGTATTTGTATCCTCTCTTATTATCAGCCAAGTATAATGTGGTATTAACTTCAGGTGACTTCTTTTTCTCCTCATCTGTCATATTACGTCTTATTTTAGGTGATGTCAATTGTGTTGGGGAATCTAATAAGAAACTAAGAAGCTCACCTGTTAAATCTTCGTTTAATGAAGATTTCTTAGCTGCCTTTCTTACTACTTTCTCCATATTGAACTGTTTAATTTTTCTTTTCCTTGATCGTCTTACCATTTCGAACATGCATTTTACAACACCTGAATTGAAAGGCCCAGAGAAGATACCATGATCTGCTAACTCAGGGACTTCCACGTTTGGTTTTTTGAAATTAGTTTCAAATGATATGAGATCTTTAATATATTGTTCTTGAACAGCTGAGAATTTATATGCACTCATGATGAATAAGTAAAAATATATAAGGAATGATTTAAAATAAAAAAAAATGTTTATTTGGTATAAATGTATAACTAAGTACTTTTATTTCCAAAAATCTTTTTATGACATTTTTTTTAGGTATAAATTAAAAAAAAGCCTTGAGTATAAACCATACGAAAAATCGTGGCTTATCTTCAAGGCAATTATATTAGGTGATATTTTTTATTAGAAACATATAATGTACAGTTTCCTTTTACTATGCTCTATCATGAATATAAATACTCGATATGCTTTACTTCTTTACACGGCCTTTTCTAACAGAAGTTTTGTTACCAGTCTTCTTTTTCGTCTTCTGAAACTTAGCAAACCTCTTATCTTTAATTAATACTTTACGTAGACCAATATAACGTTTTGCTTTTTTAGAAAACATATACATATCCGCTTCGTATTTTGCTTGTTTGTTTATTGTTTCGTCAGCCATACAGTAACCGAAACCTAAATCGTGTGCTTCTTGGTTTAGTTCCATATTCCTACAAGCTGGACAACGATCATATCTGCAAAGATTAGCTAACTTGGTTTTTGATAGTTTATACAATCGTATATTTTTATTTATCTTGTAAATTATTTTATCAAAAACTTCGATATACATATCCTTGGTTGTGATATTTTCTAATTTAATGGTAATCATTATTTTGTACTCGTTACTAATTTTAAGTGTTTATATTATTATGATAGATGACATTATTTTATTACTTTTTTACGTCAAAAATTAATTTTCTAAAATTATTTATTATTTTATTATATCCAAAATTTTCTGCACAATTATTTTCAAATCCCTCATATGATTCATTGCATGTATTATCACCTATTATTTGACCGACTATAAACATGATTACATACACACCGCAATTACCCTTTTTGTCTTGTATTTGTTTGTTATTTCTGTATAATTTAACATCAGGATATTTACTTTTAATTGAATGCAAAGTATGTTGTAATCTGTAATCATAGTCTTTGTTTATTGTATCAAAGTAACATATACTATATGATCTAAAGTCAATAAACATACATATCCAATGTTTCCCTTTACCAGTTGCTACATCTGTATTCCATACAATAGATAGTTTCCTATTGGTTCCTTTCATTTGTGCGAAATCTATGTTCTTTAATGCTGCGTAAGTTTCACTTATATCAATAGGGAATACACCTATAAATTCAAATGAAGGGTACTTTGTTTGATACGGTAATATTGCATTATATATATCATTTGTATCTAATGGTTCTCTGTTATTTACTGGTCCCCGTACACTGGTTATATGTAACTTATCCAATACTTTCCTTCTATCAATGATATTATTTGTGTATATATTATCCGTATCTAGTCCTAACTGACAAGCTATTTTAACTAAATCAAGTGTTTTCATAACGTATATTTATAGAAATGATAAACAATCAAATGAGTTGATATAATAAAATATATGCGTTGTTTGAATTAATATATTTTGGATTTTTAGTTATTTGAGTATCATCGCACTTATACCAATCGTCATCATTATATTTGTTGTATGAATAATAATGTCCTGATTCTACTGTACCAATATGATTTATAACTGCTTTTAAACTATATTCAATTAATCTATCACTAGAAAACAACTGTGTGTGGGTTATATCAATATTCTTAGTATAATTAATAACTTTGTTTGACTTCTTATTATTTGGTTTAAACCTATTAAACACTATGAACAGATATCTAGGAGCATTAGTAAGAAATGACCTTTTAATAACAGACTTTTGTTTACATTCATCACATGAATAATCAACTAATTTTTCGGTTGCATAATAATTGTTTATACATTCACTTATAGTAGATAATCCATTTATCGATAAAACTAGTTCTTTAAAATCTTCTTGTCTTACAACAGAATGACCACATGCCATACAATAATATTCTGTTGTATTTTTACCTATGAAATGACTTACAGCAAACTTTGATCTATGTGCAAGAAATGTAAAAATTTTATCTAGAGTTTCATGTGAATCTTGCTGTCCTTTTATTATTTTCAAATTATTTTTTATCTTTAATAATAAGTTATTGAATACTACACTATTCCGTTGGACGAATGAATCATATAAAGATGTATACCAGTTTTTTGTACCATATAACACATTAGCTCTATTAAACGCAAGACATGATAACAACGTTTGAAATATTACATTAGCATGACATGTAGATCCTATATTTTTCATTGGCAATGGAGATGACATTGTTATATAACTGATCATATATTTATTGTTTTATCTATTGTATAAGATTTGTAACGTAAAAAAACCGCTAATATATACTAATAAAAGTATAACTAGCGGTTTAGTTTACATAAGAGAATCACCATTAGAATGATCTTCTGTTGCTTTTCTTTGGTATATTTCCAATAACTGGATCAGACTGTTGATTTTTTACCTCTCCTAAGTATCCAGAAGATTTAAACTCTACAGGTTTGTATGTATCTTTTTCATTACCAGCAGATCTAAACCCTCCTCTTACAGGTTTATCTTCTAAGTATCCAGCAGATCTAAAACCTGTTACTCCTCTTACAGGTTTATCTTCTACTGGTTTGTCTTCATCTTCTAAGTATCCAGCAGCTCTAAAACCTGTTACTCCTCTTACAGGTTTATCTTCTACGGGTTTGTCTTCATCTTCTAAGTACCCAGCAGCTCTAAACTGTATAGGTTTGAATGTATCTTTTTTACTACCAATGAACCCTAATCCTTCTCTCATAGGTTTATTTTCATCTCTATCATATACATATCCTAATCCTCCTCTCATGGGTTTGTCTTTTTGGGATATTATACCAGGAAAGCTCATCTTTTTACCATATGATGGGTTCAATGATTTGATTTCTTCGCCAAATTTGTACGCAAATGTACTGTTTATATATGATAACTTCTTCTCTGAATCAGACAATGCGAAATTATCTATTATCATTCTATCTTTTGCGTCATCCAACCTTTCTCTAAACTCTTTAGGTGTCTCTAATTCATTCTTTACTATATGTTTTGTCATTTCTGTTGCTCTACTCTTCGCATACTCTAAGTATGCTTTATAATAATACTCAAAGGTACTATTAACTGGATTTTTATCCTCACCTACTCCAGCTTGTGTCATTCCGAAATCTTTAGTCAATGAGTCAATATATTGTTTCTTAATTATTGGTTCTGTTCCCTTAGCTCCCCATACTTCATTGTATACTTGTAATGTATCTATATACTTGAAATTAGATGACCATTTTGTTGGAATAACATCAGTTTGGGATTGTTTACCTGCTTCCAATCCGTTTTCAAATATCTTATCATACGAGTACATTAAATCTCCTTTCTGTGAAGTATACGTTTGATGATCACCATGTAACTCTTTTCCATCAATGAATGTACCAAAAAAGATACCATCATCAGCTAATATATTAGAAACATTATCTCTAAACCAATGGAATGTTTTATCTGAGTTAGGTAACCATGGTCCATTTCCGCTAGTTGGTGCATCTCCAAAGAAATAATGAATAGAAAAGTTAGAAGCAATGGTATTAAAGCCAGGCCATTTCTGATCATCCAAATAAAACTGTACAAACCTTTGAGTTGAAAATTTAGCTCTACGTATCATCTCTTGGGTATCTGGATTGTCAACCGCTCCTAATGTGACGGGATCAAACATTTTATTCATATATTCTATCCCATAACTACAATCTCCTAATACCAACCATATGTAATGTGTTTGATTTTCCTTTACTCTATACCATGCTGAACGATCTTTAGTTAATCTGTATCCTCTGCTTCTTAGTCTTTTTTCTCCTTCTTTTATATTTTCCTTTGCCTTATCAATGGCAAGTATATGTGTATAACCATGTCTTAACCATTTATCCAAATCACCTAATCTTCCACAACCTAGATCCAAATGATAATGAAATTTACTTTTATCTGGGTTAGCTAACTCTCTGCATATTCCATACATTCTATTCTTAACAAAGTTGTTATACTTCCTCCATACATTTCTCTTCTTATTTTTATCTAATAAGTTCTGATTATTATACAAGTTCAAAATGCTTTGTCTGGGTAAATCTCCAGAGTATCTTTTGAAATCATCGAGTGTAGGATTATATAAAAAGGAGGCAATCGTATCTTTAACTGTCCAGTAACTATTAGGATTTGGTTTATCAGAAGTTCTAAAACGTAATGGTAACCATTGTTTTAAGTTTGTATTATACATATACTCTACAATATCATACTTAGCAATAATGATTCTACTAAGACTACTATGACTTGTTGGTTTACCATGATGGCCAATTATATAACATCTTCTTTCTCTACCTCTATTATCTGTATCTGTGAATTCCTTTCCAAAATTATGTCCGGATGCAATTATCTGATCTATTAGTTTATCATCGTTTCTTATTATCATTCGGTTATATATTATATCTTGTCTCGATAATAAACCTGCATCATTTAACTCATTATAATCCTGTACTGGCATTTTATTTCTGAAATGATTCACGTCAACTCCATTCCATTGTGTACCTCTATTTGAATTACAATGAAATGCAGTATAATTAAATTTTCTATCCCACTCTACACGAACATCTATGGTTAGATGTGGTTTCCATTTATATAACGCATATGTATCATTACGTTCTCCGTAAGGTGCATACAATGGAGTGAATATCAACCCATCCAATTGATAATCAAATAACTTTTCACGTTTCTCCCATAATAAACTAGCAATCTTGAATATATCATCTGGTGACCCGTTTGCTGCATTAATATTATAGAACCGTTTGATATCAATTTGTAAAGGAACAGTCTTCTCGATAGGGGTTCCTTCGAATCCCTTTGTCTCTTTTATCATTTTTAATCCTTCAAATTTATCTTTGTATAACAGAGCTCTTCTTAATCGGTTATAAAGATTTAAACTACGTAAATCATTCCAAAACCTAGGATTCTTCCTGTCTGTATCTATTAATACATCAAAAATAAGAAATCTATCTAAGTATTGAATATATTCACCATCGAAAACACATACTGGTAAATCATTTACATTATCAATAGGTTTAAAGATATGTTTTTTAGTATGCGGATTGATAAAATGTATTTTCTTACCGTAAACAACCATATGACATCTTACACCATCTGCTTTATCTGTTAGTGTGTAATTGGATAGTTTTATTTTATAAAGGTCTGATTTCTTTAATGGTACAGCATTCCATGGGTTTAATTTAAAGATAAAATCAGGAGAATAATTAACCGATTGTAATTGGTATAAAACCTTCTTTAATACATCAATCCTTGATTTCTCTACTTCAGGACTCATTAATCGTGAATTCCAGTCAGTAAACTCTACCTCTACACTATACTCGAAATCACCTGCATGTTCTAATATATAATCCCCTCTTTTTACATGTCTTCCTCCAATATGTGCTTCTCTTGTTGCTCTTCTCAATCTAAGCATTTTAGCAATAGTGAAATCCATTCGTAACCATCCATCAATAGATCTAGAGAATCTATTCTTGAAACGAAACGTTTTTATGTTGTAATAATTATCCATAACATTTTTGTATTTAGCAACAGTAGCTTCAGGCATATCATTCTCCATGTTATGTGATAATCTAACACTATCTATTGTATGATTCTCAATGTTTTTCTTAATGCTATACGTTTGAGTCATATGCATTGGTGTTGATTCAGTTAAATATTTAACCTTTTCTTGTACTTTCTCTATAGGGGAAGTATCTAACCATTTCCAAAAGGAAGTCATTTTATCAGTTATTGTTTTGTTGTTTTTCAATGATGTTAATGTTCTAAGTGTCTTAACATCAGATCTAGTTGATGTTTGTTGTTGTACTTTTCTCCCCTTTTTATATGTTCTGTTAATCTTTGTGGGTTTTATATTCATGGATTTCAATATATCATCACGGATAGGATCAATAAACTGGAAATCTACTGATAATGTATGTGCTGCTTTTTTACCTACAACGTATCTATTGAATAATTTGTGCCAATGGTCAAAATTCATATTTGATTTAAATTTGTTATTCTCTACCTCACCTATTCTGAACTCCATTTCCAAGAAAGAACCATCTTCGTTCCTAAGAGATTTTCCAGATAAAATTTCTACAGCTTTTTTGATTAATGTTGTCAAGACCATTATTATATATGTTGTTTAATTAAAAAAATATTATTGTTAAAAACTTAAGTAATTATTATACAAAATTTCTTTTTACTGTATTTATTTATAAATATGATCAACTGATGACATATATTCATAATGCATATCACCCTTTGCTGTATAAAATAAACCATCATCACCCTTCAAAACAGCCTCTCCTTTATATATACAATGGTGTTGCAATATAATGGTAGCATTCTTTGTTTTAATCTTTTTTAATTTCTCTTTAAGATCCTTCTTCGTTGGTTTTTCTAGCTGTATGTTGTATTTCTTAGCTATCTTTATTATATCTTCTTTTGTTTTGGCAATCTTTATTTCATTCATTTATTTAATATTTTTATGATCACTTTCTTACTTATTTTTCAATGGTACTTCTTTATTCAATATGAACTTTATTATATTGTATTGATCAGCAAATAAAACATGCGATATGTCATTTTTATTTAATGTATACAAGTAATGAAAACCCTGTTTATCTTCGTATATATAAATAAAATGATGTAGAAAGGTTATTTTATCACCTGGATAGAATACATTTATGTCTTTGCTTGAGAATAACACAATTATAATTTGAAATAAGTTAGCAATGTATTTCAATGCGTTATTTGTATTCAGGTTATCACTTTGTTTCATTTCTATATGTAATTCTGGATTGTCTATTAATGTTTTCTTCATGATATATTTTTCGAATAATTTAGACTTCACTGAAGGTAACTTTTCACATAATATTTCAAATATATTCTTGTATGCTTTACTTTGTTCAAAATGAAGAATAGATCGTAAATGTATGTATACATTAGGTTCAAAAACTTGAATATCTATATGTTTATTTTCTTCATATCTATAATTACCTTTTATTTCTACATTATCAAAAAGTCGTTCAATATTACGTACATTTTCATATATTATATCATCGTCAAAGTATAGATTTTTATTAATCATTCTAATATATAAGTAATGTGTTATTTAAAAGTTAACCTATTTTTGTGACCTATATATTCTTTAAGTTTTTCTATTGCTTCATCTGAGAGATTCATTAAACAAAAGAAGACTCCTCGTTTTGTTATAGTTATCTTTTTCTCGTCTGAAGGTATAAGTATACTTTTACATATACACTCCCAGTCAGTTGTTGTTAAACTCATAATCTGAGACTTTAAATTCTGCATTTCAATGTATTTTGTGTTATCTTCTTTTTCTTCCATAATAATATGTTAAACTTGTTGTTCTTATAATTATTCATTTTTATCATGGTTGCGATTATTATAATAATCATATGTATATCTCGGTTTTCCCGTTATACTATCTTGAGATATCTTATTAGCTAATTTATCAATATCTTCTATATCAGAATTATCATCACTGGGATCACTACTATATTGACTAATATCAGCATGAGCTTGAGGATCTATTATAACTGAATCTATATCGGTCTGTGGTATAAGTACATTAGCTTTTTTTTCTATTCTTCTACGCTCAAAATCTTCTCTATCATCATCGTTTATTGTTGAAACACTTATATCTGAAGTGGAAGTAGTGGCATCACTATCATCTATATTAAAATCAGATTTTGGGACTATTTGATCAGTTTCTGCATCATATTGATATTGATTAAACTTGTTACGTATTTCTTTCCTGGCTAATTGATCTTCTTCATCATTTTCATCTGACACCTCATCAGAATCAGAATCATCTTCAGTCTCAAATTCAGACGTATCGTCAATACTGAGGAGCGGTTGCATTTTCTGAGTATTTTTGTACTTTTTCATTGTTGACAGAGATGCTAACCGACGTTGCATACGTTCTCTCCTGTTACTATATATTTTACTTACTATCACACTAATTATAATAATGATTGAAACAATTACTGTTACTAAAAGAAGTATATTTATCATTTGTATATATAACAAATACAAGTATTTTAATTCCTCCCTTAAATATAACGTAAAAAAAACCCTTATGATAACAACTAAGCTATTATAAGGGCAATTAAACGCAAAATAACCCCTTTTTATAGTATGTTTCAACTATATTAAGGGGTTATAATACTTTAAAATATTGTGAACTTTTTTAGTGATGGTATTTTTTTAGTTTTTAATTTGATTGCATCCTCTTTACCAGTAATATCAAATGCATATAATTTATTTGTATTTCTGTATCTAGCTAATACTAATGACTCTTTATATTTTCCTTTACTTATTTTAGTTCCCTGTGTATGGAAAACTTGATTATCCAAGTCTCCTATTATGAGATTTTTCATTGGACAGTAATATATGTTCTTTTTTATTTTATTAACGTAAAACTGCACATCCTGTCCCCAAGGAAGCTCTTCTGTATTAGATAACCATTTAATTGTTTGTAAAGGATCTGTTTTTGGTATACCAAACAACATATCTATTTTATCTCTAAATGATATCTCAGGCCATAAATATTGAGTAAACCATGAGTTTGTATCAAAATATAACTCCTTATCCGTTTGCAAGAAACGAACTTTGGTATCTAAACCAGTTGGAAAATACTTTTTTATAT